CTGGCGGCGGTCGCGGGCGTCAGCGTTGCCATGCGTGCTCCTTCCGTTGATCACGCGCCTGAAGCGCCGTTGAGGGTCTTGCCCTCCTTGAGCCCCTTGTTGAAGGAGGCCTCCTTTTCCTTGCGGAGCCGGCCGGAGCCGATGAACAGGCCGACGATGCCGGTGAGCGCCGGCAGCGCCGGGCCGACAACCGGCACGCCGGCGAGCGTCGGGCCGACCTCGTCGAGCGCGTTCAGCGTGAGCTGGCCGAGCAGACCGCGGATTTCGCCGGCGCGCTCGATCGACGCCTTCCACTGGGCACCGGTGCGCTGCACGTCCTCGAACCACGCCCGGTACTCGGCCTCGGCCTCATTGAGACTGACGCGGGAAGGCAGGCCCGTCGTCTGCTGGATCTCGTGGGGCGTCCTGACCTTGACGATGTCGCCGAGGTCGAAGCCGGCGCACGCGGCCAGGGCGAGCGCGATCATGACGAGCCCGAAGGCATACGCGACGTTGCGACGGTTCATGAAACCTCCTTGCCCGCGAGGGGAACGCGCTTGTCGATGAAGACGTCCTTGAGGACGCCGACGCCGGCTTGGATGGGCTGGGCGTGGGCGCGGCTGGTCGGGTCGAAGTCGGTCGGCTTGAACGGTCCGTGCTTCTTCGGATCACGGTGGGCGTTGGCGATGAGGGCCATCATGCTGCTGGTCATGCTCCAGTCGTGCTTCTGGCGGGCTTCGGCCATCGCCAGCAGCTCGCGCAGGGTCAGTCGGGCGGGATCGACGCCGGCGATGCCGGCACACTGCCAGATGAGCTGCCAGGCCCCGTCTGCGCCTGTTCGAGCGCCTGCTCGGCCGCCTTCTCCAGTTCCCCGCTGTCGAGCGTGGCCTCGACGATGTCCCGGGCCTTGTCCATTACGTCCCTCGTGGCCTTGAGCACCCGCCCGAGGTTGGCCCTGTCCCTCGGGCTCGGGCAGAAAGACACCAGTTCCTCCAGCAGCGCCTCGGTGGCGTGCTCGATCGCGTCGCCGGCCATGGCGCGCCCGAAGTCCTCGTCGGTGACGCTGCGTTCGTCGGCCTGCGGCTTGCACACTGCGTAGACCACATCGCACAGGAGCACCGGGTCGCGGATGAGCCGCTCGACGAGCGTGCCGTCGAGCACGCCGAGGAGGTCCACCCCGGTGAGGCTCTTGACGCGCTTGAGCGCGGCGACGTTGATCTCGACCGTCCACTCGCGGCCTGCGTTGTCCTTGAACACCTTCATCGATCACTCCTCAGGGGATCACCATCCACTCGGGCGCGTTGACCGAGTACGCCGGCTTGGCGGTCACACTCACCGTGATCGCCTCCTCCAGCGGCTCCGAGCGGCTGAACGACGTGATGCCGAACTCGGCGCGCAGGCCCTGCGTGCCCGTCTGCCCGATGTCGCCATCCATCACCGCCAGATCGATGTTGGTGCCGTCGAAGAAGGCATCCTTGATGGCGCTGAAACCCGCATCGGCGGTGTCCCAGACCATCTCGAACTCGACGCTCGCCTCCTTGAGCGTCGCCGCGGTGGCGCGCCAGCCGCTGTTGGCGCGCGTGGTCACGTCCGCCTCGCCGGTCTCGAGGTTCAGCGTCACATCGCGGACGTTGGTGATCTCGACCCACGTGGGCGTCTCCCACGTCGCCGTGTTCCGGTAGACCTTGGCTTCCATGCCCAGCCGAATCGCCATCGCTGCCTCCTACCTCCTCGACGCCCACATCACCACGATCCCCCGACGATCGCGAGGTGGTGACCCAGGTTGCCCTTGACCTCAAGCTGCGAGATGTCCACGCTCTGGAGCGTCACCATCCCGCCCGGCGGGAAGTTCACGTCGAGGCCGCCGCTGACGCGGAACTGGATGTTGCCGGAGTTCTTGCTCGACGCGACGAGCGTGACCGTGAGCACCGTCGGTGTCGTCTCGACCGCGAGGTAGCCCTCGCCGGTGAACACGAAGCTCTTGGCGTAGATGTTGTTGGCCATCGCCTACCTCCGGACCCTGTAGGTGACGGTGAGGATGCTGGTAAGCGTCCGTTGCTGTTCGAGATGCTCGGCGGCGACCACCGGCTCGTGCTCGATCGAGAGCCACACGGCCTCGGGTAGCCCGTCCAGCCGCTTCATGCGGAGGTGGTCCGCGATTTCCTCGGCGAGGTCCACCAGCCCGTCGATCTCCGCGTCGTCGGCGATCTTTTTCTGGATGCCGACATCGACCGCGCAGTCGAAGTACGACCCGTCGCGCGAAGCTGTGGCGATGGTCACGCTCTTGGGGACGACGCTGACCTTCAGGTCGGCCAGGTCCGCCAGCTCGAAGGCTGGCTGGTAGAGCCGCTCGGCGGTGAAGGGCTGGCCGAATGACCCGGCGTTCAGGCTTGCGGAAACCGCGTCGGCGATGGCGATGAGCCTGCTCACGGGGTGTCCCTCCCGTTCATGCGCCCTTCGAGGTACGACACCCGGCGCTCGATCGCCTGGTACTCGCCCCGCAGCGCCCGCGCCTCCACGATCAGCTCATCGAGCCGCTTCTCGACGTGATCGAGCTTGGTCGTGACCACACCCCACTGAACGGTGAACGCCAGCGCCGCGATCGCGATGGTCACGATGACACCCGCCCAGCGCGAGCCGTTGCGATGTGGAGCCTGTCCTGTCATGCGCCCTCCGTGGCGACGAGCTTGGCGTGGATACGGAGCACCTTGCGGTACGGGTCGCTGTACCGGAACGGGGGCTCGCCCCCGGGTGCCATGACCTCGTACACCTGGACAGTCGATCCGTCGGGCTCGCGGACGCGGTCGCCTGGTTTCGGCAATGTCTCGTTCCCGCCGAGCACGAGGTCCGCCCTCCGCACGAGAAAGTCGCGCGACTCGACCTTGCGGATGAACCCCGACTCGTCGGCCTGCTCGAACACCGTGCGGCCGACCGTCGCGGCCAGGTCCACGCTGTCCACGCCGCGCTCGTAGGTGACCGTCCGCGTCAGATGCGCGTGACGTCGGTCATCGAGGAACGCCGCGCCCTGTTCGAGCAAGTCCGCCATCGTCAGGCCTCCACGCCGCCCGCGACCACATTGCCGCCCATCAGGACCCGCACGAACCGGTCATCGTCCTGGGCAGCGCGCGTCGAGACGCCGAGCAGCTTGTTCAGGCCGCCGCCGTCACTGTCGGTGGCGAACTTCGTGGTGTCGTCCCAGTACACCTTGGAGCCGGCGGTGATGCCCGTGCCGACGCCGGTGTCCTTGACGATCCCGAACAGGCCTGCCAGCGCGATGCGGCCGACCTCGCCGCTCTTGATATCACGGGTGGCGATCCCGACGAGGTCGCCTTGGACGACCACGTCGCCATAGTCGATGTCGCTCGGGGCCGTGTAGTTGATGCGGAGCCCGAGCCTGATCAGCTGTGCGCCCATGCGTATCTCCTCGCGTGTGCTGTTCCCACGTCATTCACTGCGACAGGCGCGCACGCACTGTCGCGTCCGCGTCCGCCGCGGCCAGGACCGCCTTGCCGATGGCCTTGTTCGCGCCTGCCCCATCGCTGGTCGTGGCAAGGTCGTTGGTGTCGTCCCAGTACAACTGGGCCCCGGCGGTGATCGCCGTCCCGCCGCCGGTGGCCTTGGGGAGGTCGAACACGCCCTGGACCGAGAGCGCGCCGAGCGTGTTGGCCGGGATCGCCCGCACCGCGACGCCGACCAGCTCGCCCTGCACGACCACAGCGCCGGCGGCCACGTCCGCCCCAGGCGTGTAGTCGATCGTGGTCCCTTCGTGGATGAACGTTGCCGTCATGATCTGCTCCTCGCCGGGGCCGGGCTCGCCGCCCCCGATCTCGCCACCGCCGGCCGGTGGCATTACGCCTCGCCCTTGCTCTTCACGCCGCCGCGCGGGTCCTGCAGCGCCACGCCGAAGTCGTGGTAGCCGCGCATCTGGACGCCGAGCTTGTTGAAGTCCGCCTCCGCCGTCTCGATCGTCGGGCTCTCCTGCCCGTTGAGGAACGCCACCTCGATGACGGGCAGGTCTCCGGGATCGGCCAGCAGGTACCACGCCTTCGTCGAGCTGCCCGCGTACACGGTGTTGCCGAGGTAGCGGCTGACCTCGACGCGGAACTTGCCCTGATGCGGGTTGGAGACCGGGTACTTCGTGCTCGCGGTGGTGTCGCGCAGCTCGACGCTCTTGAACAGCTGCGTACCGATCGCCGACAGCGCCGTGGGCACCAGGAGTACCGCCGGCATGACGCCGATCGGCTTGCCATCGCCGTCCACCTGGTCCATGAAGGTGACCTCGGCCTTGGTGAGGCCGTCGATGGAGAGCGCAGTGTCGGCGCCGGTGATGTAGTTCTTGTTGCCCGCGGTGAAGAACGCGGCGCTATCCAGGAACGTGGTCCAGAACACGTCGTTGATCTTCAGGCCCGAGCCGCGGCCGAGCTTGCGGGGCACGGCGGTGATGGCGCCGAGGTCGTCGTTGATGATGTCACGGCGGTCGATCGAGAGCATCAGGCCGTAGGTGTCGGCCTTGTTGGTGTAGCTCTCCTCGCCGAGCGTCCCGTGCTTCAGCTCGCCGCCGGGGGCGACCAGCTCGTACTGGTCCTTTCCGACGAGGCGGTAGCTGGTGACGGTCTTGAAGTCGGACACGTTGCGGACGGCGGTGACGCTGCGCCAGGCCCGCTCGACGCTGAAGAAGCCCTCGAGCAGGAACTTGTTGGCGACGTTGGAGAGAATGCCGCCGATGTCGATGGCGCTGAAGCCCGCCTCGATCGGCGGGTTGAACGCGTGGCGGAGCACCTGCCGACTGTCGCGGAAGTTGCGGCCGGTGTACCCGTTGGCCCACGCGGCCTCGAGCAGCAGCTCCTGGAGCCCGATCCCGCCGCGGAAGCGCTTGGTCGCGGCCTCCAGCGTCTGGTCGTCGAACGCCTTCTCGACGCCGTCCAGACGCGCGGTCAGCAGGCACGCGGCCTCGAGGATCTGCGGCGTGGCCGTGTGCTCGGGGGCGTGGATCGCTGGGGCCTTCGGACGGCTCGCCCGCAGGACCTCAAGCTCGCAGCGCGTCGCGTCCCAACCCTCGCGGATGGCCTTCGCCTCGATGTCGAGGTGCCGACCGGCGCACACGCGCCGGATGGAGCCGATGCGCTCGGTCTCGGCCAGCGCCTGGGCGCGTACGTCCTCGGCGCTGGCCCCGGGCGTCAGCGTCGCGGGACTGGTGGGGGGCGTGGTGCTCGTGGCGGTCGCGGCGAGGGCGCCGGCGTCCTTGCCGGCGTCGGTCTCAGCGCCCTCAGGCGCCTGGTTGTCGTCCATGACTCCACTCTCCTTCCCCGCCGCGATGCTGGCACTGGTGCCGCCATCGGCGCCGAGGTCCACGAAGCTGATCTCGCCGAGCGTTGCCCGGCGCACGATGTTGATGGGCCCCTCGAACTCGCGCCCATTGACGGTGGCCTTCTGCTTCTCGCGGACGAACTCGAACTCGTCTACGCTCGCGCCCACCGAAGCCTGCCAGGGGAACCCGTTCTTCGAGGAGGCGACGACCTCCTTGGCCGCGGCGGTGTCGCGCGAGATCATGCCGCTGGCGATAAGCTGGCCGCCCTCGACCCGGATCGCGTCAGTGTGTCCGACGCCCGCGGCCGGGTCGTGCCCAAAGCGGATAGGGCGCGCCTGCGAGGGGATCTCGAGCCCGGCGAGGTCGATCACGACGGGATAGCGCCACGCGGCGATGCGCATGGCGCCACCGGTGTACGCCACCATGCGGAATCGCGGCAAGGCGCGTTCGCCGTCGCCGGCGGCGGCTTCGACCTCGATCTCCGCTGTCGCGGTCAGGCGCAGCGAGGAGGGGTTGTTCTGGTTGTCAGGCCGCGAGCGCGGCTGCGTCCGTGCGGTCGTTGGCATCCTCCTCGTCCTCGTCTCGTTCGGATGGGGCCGCGGGCGCCACCTGCGCCGGCGTCAGCCCCAGCTCGCGCATCAGCGCCGATTCCTTGGCGCGCTGGCGCAGTTCCTCTTCCCAGTCTCGTCCCTGCCGCGCGTACTCCGTGGCGAGTGTCGTCGCGTGATTGGCCAGGCGTGTGGCCTGGGCGCTGGCCTCCTTGGCCGGGTCCACGTGCTCGACGCCGTCCCAGAACCATGTGTGGGGTGCGTCGAGGGGGTCGGCGCCGATCCGGCGCATCGGCTGCGGGAGCAGGCCCTCAACGAGGACCGCCTCGTCGAGCCACGCCCGCAGGATGCGATCGAGCACCGTCACACGCATGTGGTGCTGCTCGACTCGGATGCTCTTGAAGTACGTCTGGTGGTCGAGGCGGCCGGAGGCGTAGTTGTACCCGCTGGAGTTGCCCGCCGCGACGTTGCACGGCATGTTCAGGCAGCGGGCGATTTCGTTGAGGATCTCCTTCTTGAACTCCGCGTAGGTCGTCGCCGGCTGCTCGGCATGGATCTGCCCGAGCTTCCAGCCGCTGGGCAGCACCGTCGCCAGGCGCTTCTCCAGCTCGACCATGTCCATCGGCTCGAGCGCCTCGGCCTCGCCGTGCGCCGGCGCCTCGGTGTAGAGCACCGCCGCGAAGTCCGCCGCCGTCTCCGCCGCGGCGATCACCGCCAGCGTGTAGCGGCGCAGCTGCGCGAACAGGGGCAGCGCCGGGGTGATGTCGGGGATGCCCCGCCACTGCCCGGGCCGGTCGGGCCGAAAGTAGTGGACCACTGATGCGGCGGGCACCAGATCGAACGCGAGCGGGTCGTTGTCGCGCCAGAACATCGAGTCGCCCGGGTGCCGCTTGAGCACGTGGTAGGCGACCGGGTTGCCCGCGGCGTCGAAGACGACCCCGTCCACCTCGCCCGGGCGCGGCACCCGCATGCTCGGGGTGGTGACTTGGTCCGGTTCGATGAGCTTGACGTCGAGCGTGACCGGCGAGTCCACACCGGGGTTGCTGGTCAGGATGGCGAACGCCTCGCCGCTCTCGGCGCGGGCCATCCGCATCGTCCGGAGCTTCGCCGCCAGGTCCACCGCCTGCGACCACTCCTCAAACGCATCCTCGATGCGGCGGTTCGCGTCAGCGCTGCCCGTGAGCATCTGGAGGCGCGGGCCGGTGCCCACGCAGTCGTTGGCGAGCGTCAGGACGATGCCCTTCGCGTAGCTGTTGTTGGCGACCTCGTAGCGGGCGCGGTTGCGGAGGATGCGCCGCACCTCGGGGTTGACCGCGGCGTTGGGCGCGAGCCCGTCGGCGTTGGCCCAGTGGCGCCGGTTGTCCGGAGTGGTCTGCGCCGAGTCGAACTTGGCGCGGACGACCGGCACGGCCGTCCGTGGCCGCGCCGCCGCTGGGGGCTTGCTGCGTCGCGATGGGAGCAGGCGGCCGAGCATGGTCACACGGCCCCCGGCGGCTCGAGCTTGACGAGCTTGACCCCGAGCCCCTTCTTCCGCGTGGCCTCCTTGCCGGACAAGTAGCGGTCGGCCTCGATCTGGTCGCGCAGGCCGTGCTGCTCGACCGACTGGCCGTCCACCGCGGCTTTGGCCGGTCCCGCGGCGTTGTCCTTGATGGCCTGTTCCAGCTCTTCCGGCATCGATGGCCCTCGCCGCCCGTCTACATCTGCACGGCACGCGGAGGTGTCGCGCGGGGCTGCTACTGGCTACCTATGCCATCGCCCGACGTCCTGCCCGGGACGGCTTGATCGGCGACACCCCGGGTTCCCAGGATGGCCTATACTGGTCGCGATCGCTGAGCTTGGGCCGAGCGGCCCGCCCCCGAGTCCCCCCACGGGTCTCGTCCGAAGCGATCGGCGGCGAAGCCGCAGTATCTGGGAAAACACCCTTCCGCCTCAGGGCCTGAAAGGTGCGATCGTGGCTAGACGAAGACTCATCGACCCCAAACCCGTATCCATCGGCGCTGCACTGCGCCAAGAGCTCGAAGCCCAAGGCGTGGCGCCGCAAGACGCCGACTGGCTCGCCCCCGCCCTGCTCGACATCGATGGGGTGGCCGAGGACCAACCGCTCTCCGAGGGGCCGGATCAGGGTGTCCTCCTGGATGTCATGGTTCCCGAACTCGGCAAGGCACTTCAGGCTGCCGACGGGGCCTTGAACGCGGGCATCATCGTCCTTCTGGACATTCTGGCGCTGAATCGCCTGCCGCCGCCAAGAGAGCGACCAAACGAAGAGCAGCAGCGAGCTGTTGAGGGTCTGCGCCGCTTTGTCGAGCGCTGCCGCATGCACGGCGTGCAGATGGCCGAGGGCTTTCTCCTCGCCATGCCGCAGCGCCGGAACGCTGACTCGACCTGGCCGCTCTGGTTCGCTCGCCGAATGCGGGCATGCCGGGCGATCTCGCCGCCTGAACTCATCGACATCGAGACTGTTCTTGCACTGGGGGATCAGCCGGACTGGTCGGACTTCCAGCGCAGCTACGGCAACCGCACCGATCACACGTCGGACCCGACCACACTCCCGTTCTGGCTTGAGATCGCGGGACCGCGCGCGATCGAACCTCTGCTGGCCACTGGTGCAACGCTGCCCGACGATCAGTTCATCCGGCTGGCGCGAGGGATCGCGTATGCGCTGGGCGTCTGGCCCCGCGTTGAACGCCACAGTCATCCGGAGTTCTTCGCCGAGCGAGGTGACGCCTTCGCGGAGGTTGCCCGAAAGATCTTCGAGGAGGCAGACCGCCGGTTCGTGAACAACGAGGAGTCGGAGGAGCTGCGCTACGTGTGGATGCGATTCGCTTGGATGGCAAGCGACGCCTCCGATGAATGGATTGCCGATGACCGCCGCAAGCGGCTGCTGAGAGCTGCTGCGGACGACATCGGTCGCCTGCGTCCGATTCTCCGACGAGCGGCGCCCGAAGATGCCAAGGCGGTAGAACGCCTGGACCCGCATATCCGCAGCTGCATCTTCGTCCTCTTCATCCTGGGCTCGCTGTGGGAGGCGACGAAGCCCCTGCTGCTCGCGTTCCGGGCGCTCGGAACCCGCGCTGTCGGGTCGGACCTCCGCTACTGGAACACCTCGAAGCCCGACGACCCCCCGACACCCTGGGAGAGGTTTCCTCGTAGCCTCATGAATCTGCTGCACCATCACATGGGCGACGAGCAAGAGACCGACGCTGAGCTCGATGGCCTCCGCACGCAGTTCGCCTCGTTCTGTCTCGAGCGGCTGAAGACCCGTCAACGCCGGGCGGCGCCGCCAATCACCGACGAGGATCTCGTCGAGTCCGATCCGGCCTGGCGAGAGGGCTTCATCCAGGCCGCACGAGCGCTGCGTGTCAACCCAGGGGGGAAAGGACATCGAATCCTGCACTGGACGAGTCAGCACGATCCGGATGAAGCGGTCCGAGAGCTGGCGACCAAGGCCTACACGGAACTCCGGCACCAGCCGCGCCTTCCGCAAGGCCTTTCACCGCGACGGACCGTGTTCGATGCATTCTGGTGGCTGCGACAGGCCCACTTGAGCAGTTTGGGCGAGCCGATCGACGAGGCCGGCGCGAGCCGCACCAGGGAACAGGAGGCACGGCGCACCACCGAAGCCGAATCAGACTGAAGCACATTCCATTTCTCACAGCCGCCGTCTGGAGCGCACTCTGCGCCCATCGCCACATCGGCACCGCGGCTCCGTTGGGCGGTCTCCCTCGCGTGAGCGAGGGCGGCCCCAGATCCACCCAAGGAGCAAGACATGAACACCATCCCTCCGTCCATCAACTACCACCTGTGGAAGCCCTGCAATCTCCGCTGCCGGTTCTGCTACGCGGTCTTCGACGAGGAGCCCGAGCTGCAGGCCGTCCGCGGCGGGCTCTCTGAGCACGAGTGCCGCGCCATTCTCGATGCCCTTCGGGATGCCGGTGCGGAAAAGCTCACGTTCGTCGGTGGCGAGCCGACGCTCTGTCCGCACCTGCCCGCATTGCTCGCACATGCCCGCACGCTCGGGCTCGTTAACTCGATCGTCACCAATGGGAAGCGCCTCCGCGAGGTGCTCGGCGCGGCCCCATCGACCGTGGATTGGGTCGGTCTCTCCGTGGACTCGGCCAACGAGGCGGTTCAGGCCCGGCTCGGGAGAGGTCGCGGTGACCACGTTGCACGATCGCTGGAGCACTTCCGGCTCCTGCACGCGCTCGGAATCCGGGTAAAGCTCAACACCGTCGTCACATCGCTCAACTGTCAGGAGGACATGTCTGCCTTCGTCAGGAAGGCCCGACCGGAGCGTTGGAAGATCTTCCAGGTCCTCCCGATCGAAGGCCAGAACAGTGGCCAGGTCGAGGACTTGCTGATCACGCCCGAACAGTTCCGAAGCTTCGTCGAGCGGCATCGGCGGATGCGGGGCGAGGGACTGACGATCGCCGCTGAGACGAACGAGGAGATGAAGGGCACGTACGCCATGATCGACCCGCTGGGGCGCTTCTTCAGCAACGTCGATGGGCGGTATGTGTACTCGCCGAAGATCCTCGATGTGGGAGTCGCGGCCGCTTTCGCCGCGATCTCCTTCGATCGGGAGCGGTTCGTGGCGCGGGGCGGCGTGTACGAGTGGGGAGCGCCGCGAGTTCCGCTCACCGTCTCAGCAACGTAGTTCGCACCGGTGCGGGGGATGCTCCCGCGTCGGGAGGCATCGCCCCGGACCATTTCGGAGGAATCATGATGTCACAGAGCAAGTCGCATGGTCAGCAGGGTTCGGGGAGCCATGCCCCAATGACTCCGTCAGCCGCAGCACGCATTCAGAGTTCGGCGGCGAAGGCAGGCGGTGGCCAAGTGGCCAAGGGCAGCTTCGCCGCACGCGCGCAAAGTGCTGCGGCTCGCAACAGCACGAGGGGAGGTGTCCACGGCAAGAACTGACCACCCGCGGGCGGCCGAGCGCTAGTGCGCTCGGTCGTCCTTCACTCTCAAAGCTATTCTTCGCCCCCGAGATCTTGACCACCTGGGTCATCCGAGATCACGAAGCCCGCCTCCTCGAGGATGCCCAGTGCGACCACGAACCAACGGAGCGCGTCGGCCATGTCCGCGAGATCGTTCGGGTACATCTCCTCGGCGAGGATGATCGACTCTCGTGAAATCTCCAGGAGCATCCAGACATGAAGTTCGTATAGCGACCGTGCTGTGGCTCGCTCGAAGCGCGGCACAGACGACAAGCCATGGACATGGCCGGCGTGCAACTGCGCGAGGAGACCATTGAGCAGTTCAGCGTTTGAAGGGTGGGCAACGTCATTCAACTGTCCGTAGAAATGCTGGCTACCCGCCGGCGCGTGCCGCACATTGGGGGTCTTCGCTGGCTTTGCCGCTCCCGCCTTGATCTCTCGGATGCGTGTCAGAATCTCGTAGTCTTGCTTCAACAGCGCGGCTGCCTTGACGTACTGTCCTTCACTGATCGCCTTCTCGGTCAGTGTGGCCCCCTGAGCAAATACCGTGATCAGCGCAAGCCGATCGCTCCTCGTCTGGTCCGTGAGCCCGGGAACCCCTGAGCGAAACGCCTGGATGTGGCGGAGGACTGAGAGCAACATCAATCTGGCATCGAGCCACTGTTGCTCATAGGCCTGCTTCGAGTGCTCGCGTATGCCCGCGCCGGCCGACTCAATCTCGGCTTCGAGATCGATCCCTCCGCGCATGAATCGATCGACATCATCACGAGTAGGTTTCGGCATGGACCATTGTTGTCCTGTCGGAGCCTCCGGATCGCAGCCCGCTCACGACTGTCGGCACCGTTGAATCTCAGACAGCTTGATCCGTTGGCGCCGGAGCGGCTTGACATCAGTTCCGAACAGCACCGCCCCCTGCATCGACGCCGCGACGGCTGAGCCCACGAGGCAGTCGAGCCAATGGTTATCGAGACCGTCGACGCGAAGCTTCCACTCGTCCACCGTCCGTCCGCGGCCCTGGGTCTTGACGCGATACTCGGCGGTCAGGTGCTCGGCGAGGAGCTGGTGCCGCTCGGGCTTTTGGCCGAAGAGCGAGAGCGAGCCTGGGTCACCCATCGGCACCGCCAGGCGGGCCTGGATGAACGACTTCCAGTAGTTCGTATCGAAGACGATGTGACGCACGGCCCGCTTGCCGGTGACGACGGGGATGCGCCAGTTGAGCCCGACCCGGTCGCCGCGCTTGCGCTTGTACTCGCTGAACGGCACGCTGGACGCGCCGACATAGCGCCCGTGGCTCGGGAGGAGCACGCCGCTGAAGGCGCTCTGGCGGCAGAACTGGTAGACCACGTCCGAGGACTGGCCCCAGTTCGCGTCGATCAGGCAGCGGTCGATGCGGACCATCGCCCCGTCGTCCCGCCGCCACTCGCGCCCGAGCGTCGCCTCGGTGAGCCGCTCCAGCCCTGCGTACACCGCGCCCTCCAGCCCGGCCCGCGGCGCTGCCGCCCCGAGCGTGCGTCGCACATCGCGCAGCGTGAAGTACGCCGCCTTCTGATCGGGCTCCGTGCCGTAGTCGATGACGTAGCCCGTGAAGTCCTCCTCCCACGCACACACCATCCAGAACAGGCACTTGGCCTGCACGTCGATGAACATCGTCAGCGCCGGCGCCCCGATCGGCACATCGCCGCGCTGGTGGCCGTTGAGCTTGGCGCAGATCTGATCGGCGGTGAGCAGGTCCTCGTCGACGGCCGTCGCCTCGGGCAGCGGCTCATTCTGGTACTCCGCCCAAAACGCCGCCTCGTCCTGGAGCTTGAGGTTCATGGCGTGCTGGACGGCGCTGAGTTCGTCGTGGTTGAAGCGTTCCGCCCACGCGACGGCCGCGCCCTCGTCCATCGCCTCGCGGTGGGCGTGGTAGAACTCCGTCGCCCGCCCGATCCCCTCGTCGGCGCGCAGGCCCTCGGCGCGGATGCGGGCGTACTCGGCCCACAGCTTCTCGTTCGTCGGGAACGAGTCCACCATCCTCGTCCGCTCGCCCTGCCACTGCGGGTGCTTGTCGCGGTCGAGGAGCCGGTCGGCCAGATCATCGGGCCGGACGACGGTCAGCGTCATGAGCCCGGCGATCTTCCTCCCCGGTCCCGCAAGCCCGAGGATGGCGCCGGCGAGGATGCGCTCGCGGTTGGCGCACTGGGATGGCGACCGCGCCGACTCGTCCGTCTGCGGGTCGTCGATGAGCACGAGCGACGGCCGCACGCTGTGCCCGTCCGGCCGCTTGTGCTTCATGCCGCGGATGCGACCGGTGATCCCCGCCACCCGGATGATCGCCCCGCTCGCGCGGGAGTCGGGGATGGTTGGGAGGACGATCTCCTTCGCCGTCCACCCGATGTGCGTCTGCTCGCCCTGGTACAACTGCCCCGCCGCCCGCTGGTGGATGCCCTCCAGCGCATGGATCGGGAAGCACGCCTCGGGGAAATCGTCGAGTAGGCGGTCGTTGTTCTCCAGCTCGGCCTTGATCGAGTCGAGCATCTGGGCGGCGTGCTCCTCGTCCGAGCCGATCAGCGTCACGAACTCGCGGTGCCCGAAAGCAAGAGCCCACAGGCACGCGATCTCGCACAGGCTCGTCTTCCCGCTGCCGCGCGGCATCGCCATCGCGAAGAGCCCGCCCTCGAGCACGGCCTGCTCGATCTTGGCGACGACCTTCAGATGGTCCGGCGACCACGCCAGGTGGAATGTCGCGGGGAAGTACGCCTCGCAGAAGAAGCGGAAATCGCGCTCGGCCCGCGCCTTCCGGCCCGGGTCCGCCACCGCCGGCAGCTCGCCGATGTCGCGCCCGGCCAGTGACAGGGCCATGTTCCGCTGCCGCGACCGCTCCCGGTGCGCCTCGTAGGCATCCTCCGCCGAAGGCTCGGGCTGGGAGAGGCGCTCGTGCCGCTCCACCACCAGCCAGGCGACGTAGCGGATGAGGTCGATCGTCTTGTCGTCGCCGATCCGGAACCCCGCGCGCGTGCGGTGCCGATGCAGCTGCCGTTCGCTGATCACCTCGCCCAGCGGGGTCGAGTTCAGCAGGCGGCACAGCTCGCCGGGTCGCAGGCTGCGCGGGTCAATCGCCACGGCCACCCCCGCGCTCGGCCACGTCCTTCACCAGCCACGCGGCATAGTGCACGAGATTGACAGTCCCGTCCGGGTTCGTCGGCGCGCCGGCGTCGATGTCCGCCTGAAGCATGGCCTCCGTGACGCGCTGTCCGCCCGCGCGCGACAGCATGCGCGCCGCGTCGGCCAGGGGCATCGCCGCCGGGTTCAGCCGCGGACTTGTCCTGGCTTCGGCCTGCCGACTAGGCGCCTGTTCGGACATGCCCCCACCTCCTTGTAGGCGGTCGCCCACATGCGCGGATTCCTCGGAATCGGCCTTGCCATCCGCGAGCATGCCGGCCCTCATGTGCCCCACGCCAGCGGGATGCCGCGGGCATAGAGGACCAGAAGGAGGCACGCGCATGTTCATCAAGCAGATCGTCATCGAAGGCGTCGAGGGGGATGTCGAGATCCGCCGCACCGAGCGCGGCGCGGTCGTGATCGCCAACGACGTCGAGATCGAGGTGGCCCGCGACGACAGCCGCGAGGAGCGATACGCCGTCGCGTACAACGCCGCCAAGGTCGTCTGCGGGACCGCCAAGCGCGGCGAGCCCAACGCCACCAACTCGATGATCCACGACGTGCTCAACGAGATCGAGCGCGTCGCCGGCTGCTGACCCCCACGAGCACGCGGCGGCGCGGGACATCGCGCCGGACGCGATTGGCCGCCGCGGCGTGCGGCGGCATTCCGCACCCCCACAAGGGAGCCGATGATGAGCACGGACGAGAGGAACGACGAGCAGGGAATGGAATGGACCGGGGAGCAGTGGGAGCGGTTCACGGCCCACCTGGCCGAGCGCCTGCGGGACCGCTTCGGGGAGGGACAGCTCCTCCCCATCGACGACCGCACGCTCTTCGCGTACCGCATGGGCGCGACCGAGCGCTACGTCTCGGTCGATGACACGGACGAGCCGCCGCGCGAGGACGAGCAGGGCGCGTACTACGACGCGCTCGTGTCGCCGAGCCGGGACTTCGAGCCCGACCGCACCGAGACCATCCGGATTCACCTGTAGCCCCCGCGCGTCGCGGGAGCGAACGAGCCGTGCCGCGCGTGCGGCGCGGGACCACCAACACCAGAAGGAGACGCCATGAATACGAAGACCACCAAGAAGACGACGAAGAAGGCCGCCCGCAAGCCCGCGCCGAAGAAGCCGCGCATGTCCAAGAGCGCGGCCCGCGCCGAAGGCGCGCAGCGGACCAAGGCCGTGCAGACCGCGAAGGCGAAGCCGGCGAGCGTCGGTGCCGCGAGGCCCGCGACCGGCAAGGCCGCCAAGGCCCCGAAGGAGCGCAAGCCGAAGCGCGTTAGCGGGCTCGACCTGGCGGCGATGGTCCTCGCCGACGCGGGCGAGCCGCTGAACGCCAAGACCATCGCAGAGCGCGCCATCGCCGCGGGCTGGAAGACGACCGGCAAGACGCCCGAGGCGACGCTCTACGCCGCGATCATCCGGGAAATCGCCAAGAAGGGGGCCGAGGCCCGCTTCCGCAAGTCCGACCGCGGCCTGTTCGCCGCCGCCCCCACGAGCGGGAAGGGGGCCTGACCCATGCGGAAGAACGAGGTCCAGATCGGCGGCGTCTACACCGCCAAGGTCAGCGGCGAGATCGTTCGCATCCGCATCGACCGGGAGAGCCCGTACGGCGGATGGGACGCGACGAACCTCCGCACCAAGCGTCGCATCCGCATCCGCAGCGCCCAGCGCCTGCGGCGGCGGGCTGAGCGGGAGGAGGCCTGAGCATGGACGCGAACTCCAACCACAACCTCGTCGCTCCTGAGGACGCATGTCCCAACTGCGGCGAGCGCGACGCGGACCGCCTGGTCTGGCAGGACGACGAGCGAGTCGAGTGCCAGATGTGCGGCACCGTGTATGAGCCGGGAAGGAGGGACCATGAGCACCAAGAGTGACATGGATCGCCTCCGCGCCGTGCTTGGGGCCGCCGAGTCCCTGCTCGCCGCCCGCGAGGACCAGATGCTGACCACGGACGAGTGGGATGCGCTCGAGCACGCCGTCGCGGCCTGCCGCGAGCCGCCGCCTGACGAGCGGACGGAGACCTTTCGCATTGATGAGGGCTGGGCGCTCGTCCGCTCCGTCGTCCCCAAGCGCGGCGAGCCGTACGAGCACCGCTGCGACAAAGATGTGTTCGAGGCAGTGGCCAATGCCATTGACGAGGCCGACGGGACCTTCGTGCTGGAAGACCTCCGTCGGGCCACCGACGCGCCGTGGACGCAGGCCGCGGTCGCGTTCGCCTTTCTCAAGGAACGGGGCGTTGTCGTCCCGATGCACGGACGCACCCACGCCGCAGCGGGCGAGGCGGCGTTCGAGGACGCCATGACCGAGTACCACGCCCTGCGCGAGAAAGGGCCGGCCGACGAGGCCTTTGGGTACGAGTAGGCCCCGCTTCATGCATCCTCTCCAGCCTCGGCCGTCGCCGGGGCTGTTTCTCCGGCGACAGCGTCTGTGTTCCGCTCCGCCCTCCGTCCCGTGAACTGCTCCCAGCGCTGCACGATGACGTCGCAGTACGCCGGGTCGATCTCCATCAGGAAGGCCTTGCGCCCCGTCTGCTCCGCGGCGATCAGCGTCGAACCGCTGCCGCCGAAGAGGTCGAGCACGTGCTCGCCCGGGCGCGACGAGTACTGCATCGCCCGCGCCGCCAGCTCGACAGGCTTCTCTGTCAGGTGGACCATCGCGTTGGGGTTGATCTTCTTGACGTGCCAGAGATCCGAAGCGTTGTTCGGCCCGAGGAAGACATGCGCCGCGCCTTCCTTCCAGCCGTAGAAGCACCACTCGTGAGCGCCCATGAAGTCCTTGCGAGTGAGCACCGGGTGCTGCTTGTCCCAGATGATCGCCTGCGAGAAGTACAGGCCCGACGCCTTCAGCGCCGGCGGGTAGTTGGCGCAGTTCGCGTACCCGCCCCAGATGTAGAAGCCGCGGCCCGGCTCCAGCGCCCGCGCCATGTTCCCGAACCACGCCAGCAGCAGCCGCTCGAACTCCTCGTCGGACACGAAGTCATTCACCAGCGGCCGGTCCTTCGCCCGCATCTTGCCGGTGGGCTTGGACTTCTCCGGGTGCCGCGCGAGGTCGAACCCCTGGTGGTGCGACGCCGCGGACTTCCGCGCCTGCCGCTCGCGGTCCTTCTTGCCGCGCTCGGACTTGGAGCGCTCACACTGGAGATCCTCGCGGCGCGAGAAGGAAGTGACGCCGGCGGCGATCGCGTTGTTGCTGCGCGGCTCGACCTTCACGTTGTACGGCGGGTCGGTGTTGACCAGGTGGATGGGCTGCCCGTCGAGCAGGCGATCCACATCCTCGGCGCTGGAGCTGTCGCCGCACATCAAGCGGTGGTCCCCGAGCACCCACAGGTCGCCGGGCTTCGTCAGCGGCTCGTCCGGCGGCTCGGGCACGGCGTCGGGATCGGTCAGGCCCTCCTGCACGCCGGGATCGAGCAGCTTCGCCAGCTCGTCCTGATCGAAGCCGAGCAGCGACCAGTCGATGCCGGACTCCTGGAGCTCCGCCAGCTCGATGGGCAGCAACTCCATGTTCCACTCGGCCAGCTCCGCCGTCTTGTTGTCGGCGATGCGGTACGCCCGGATTTGCTCGGGCGTCAGGTCCCGCGCGACATGCACCGGCGCCTTCTCCAGCCCGAGCTTCTGCGCCGCTTTCCAGCGAGTGTGCCCGCAGACGATGACGCCGTCGCCATCGACGACGATCGGCTGGCGGAAGCCGAAGCGCTTGATGCTCTCGGCGACGGCCTCGACGGCGTCGTGGTTGAGCCGCGGGTTCTGCTCGTAGGGACGGACCTCTGCGATGGGACGCATCTGGATCTTCATGACGCCCTCCTTGGCGCGGTACGATGGTGGTGGTGACCGGGCCCCGACCCCGGGTGGAGGTCAAAGCCATGTCTCTGTCCGAACTGAACGACTCGATCGCGTGCGCGGCCCACCGCGAGTGGTGCAGCCGCATGACCAAGGCCGGCTGGCGTCCCGGTGGGCGGCTGGACCTCGACAAGAGGACGCACCCGGCCCTGCGGCCGTATGAGGAACTCGCCCTCTACTGGCGGCGCCAGCTGCTGAGGTACATCGAGTCGGAACATCATGCCGAGCGGCTCGTGAACGCCGTCGAGACCGTGCTGGGCGAGCCCGAGTGGACGGTGGCGGATGTGCGTGTCGGCATGCGCGTCACCTTCGACTGCGAGCCCGGCGACATCGGGACGATCGTCTCGTGGGATCTCGCCGACGACGAGAGCGGTGCCCTCGACACCATTCGAGTCCGATGGCCCAGTGGGAACGTCGAGGAGTACCACCCCGCCGAGCACGCCCTCGTTCGTGTTCCGGATTGAACGGGATCGGGGACGATGCGAGGCTGGCGATGGCGTACACCGCACCATGCGGTGGCCGCGCGGGTGGCCCCACTTGCCGAGGTGCTCGACGCGCCAGCCGGTGGCGAGCCCCGCCTCGACCATCTCCGCGCGCGTGTACTCGAAGAGCCGGTGGTCGTGCGGCTCGGGCGGGTTGTCC